CCAGAAAAACAACGGTTGATGATATAGGGAGGATATTCCTTCTCAAGTGAAGGGTCTTCGTCAATCAGATTCTTTTTCGTCTGATTGATAGAATTTAACCAGTCCTTCAATTCCATAATTAAAAAGTAGTAGTTCTTTGCGTTTCTTTTGCTCTCGCATATACTCACCTACCGAACGCATTGTGTAGGTAAGGTCAAACTCAGCAGCGTTCCAATCTTTGAATCGGTCTTTCACCAACTGGTCAGAATTATAACTCACCAATTGAGGCATAGAACACTTATCACAGTCAGTAGCAAACCTATCGTGATCAAATCCTTTATGCATTGATCCTTTACGCCCATAGAGGTTATCCTTAATATCATAAGGAGGATCAAGATACAAAAAAGTATCTGGTTCTTCATCCATCAAATAATCGTAGGAATAGTTAGTTATACGCCAATGTTCGATTATCTTAGAATAATCAGGCAACTTTTCGATCCCCCGCAAAGTGAAGTTCCCGACCGATGCCTGCTCGGAGAACGATGAACTCTCTGTGAGACCACTGAAACTACACTTATTGACAATATAGAAAGCCACAGCACGATCAATGCTAGACAAATTTTTGTCGTTAACATACTCCTTAGAGTTGAGAAACAATTCTTTTGCTAATGTAGGAGTATTATGTGTAAGTTTATAGTCAGTGAGTTTATCTTTGATATCAACCCCAAACATCTGCAATTGCTGCCAGAAATTAACTAGGGGTTCATACAAATCATTTACCCAAATATTTAGATGTGGATACTTCTTTGCGACATGAATTGCAACACTACCACCACCAAGGAATGGTTCACGGAATTCTTTATAATCCCTCAGGTCAGGGAAGTATTGGTCCATCTTGGTGCAAGCGCGGGACTTACCCCCTGGGTAGCGTAATGGTGTTTTCAGGGACTTCATAATCTTTAGGGTGATACTTCAAATATTCGTGGAAGGTAAGTTTCATTTCCTTCTCAGTCATACCACAATGTTTTGCAGCAGCAGGTATAGTCATTTTAGCACGAAACAATGCCTCATTTGCTTCCTGCACATTCTCAGGTGTTGTTTTCACTCTTGGTTCTACCAGTTTAGTTTTATCGATAACGAGCAGGCCCATCTAATTCCCTCACAAGACTATAAGTAAGTTTATTTACACTTTCAGACATGATGCGATATCCAGCACCAACATAAAGTTGTCCCAATACAACTGCGACGGTGCAGATACCCCAAAAGATATAATAGTGTGATGATTTCATTTGTGATAGTACCTTAGTTTTTTTGTTTTTCATGATGCACAAAATTGAGTAATATCAGTCGATTTGTAGTTAGATGAAAAAGAATTTACATCTTTATTTGAACAGTCCTCATCCAAATTCATAAGTGGTGCTGAACCAAAAGTTTTTCTATACCTCATCAATTCAAGACGCTCATACCTCAGTAACCAATTTTCCTTCAAAGAATTTGGCATATCTATTGGAATTGGAATAAGTCCAAGCCACAAAGGTTTTCCAGTATGTGTTCCATTTATGACATCTATTCCCTTACCATATTTTTCCCAAAAAAGACCATACTTTTTTAACTGATGTTCGGTAAGTTTGTCTGTACCAACATATCCCTTTCTATGATCTATTTGTCTTTTGTATAGAAACGAACATTCTTTTGGATTCTTATTAGGACCATTTTTTCTATCGGGATAATATCCTTTACCAGATTTACCAATGTAAACACATTCTTCAAAGTCAGAGGGTAAGTCATTTTCAGAAGGTCTTGTTTCACTTAAAACATGACCATAAACTGCACCACCAAATTTTAAACCAATAGTATTTGTTATTTCACAATGTTGTGACATTCTTATCCAATACACTTTTGGTACTGGATATTGTTCTTGCTCTTCTTTAAGCATATCAATATAAACAGGAAGAAGATTCACTTGAAGTTACACTCCACCATAAGTTCAGTTAGACAAGCAAGCATGTTGATTTCTTGGTCTGCTACGAATGCAGCTTGATACTGATACTTAGCAAGCACAAGCACAGCAGCAGGAACGCTATTGTTTTCAAGGGATGTATAACAAGCATCGTAAATACGACGCATAAGTACAGTAGTATCATTGTCCATGTTAGATACCACCCACTTCCGAACTTCTGGGAAATTCTTTTCTTTAAGGTTTTTAACAAGTTCATTTACGGCAACATCAGAGAAAGTAGCAAGAATACCAGCATCAATCTTTCCACTCACAGAGTAACGCTGACACTCATTGAGAACTCTCCTAAAATCAGGAAAATGCTTGGATACCAACTCAACAAGAACTTTTTGATCGTAAGCAATTTTTTCATTATCCAGGATAGTTTGCAATCTTTTATAAAAAGAACTTGCAAGTTGTGCCTTTTCTTTACCCTTTACACTAAAATCAACAACAGCACATCGGGAATGAAGAGGTTCAATAATTTTATTTTTATAGTTACAGGTAAAGATAAATCTACAATTATTATAAAATGTTTCAATATTTGCTCTTAGCAAAAGTTGAACATCATTACCCGTATTGTCCGCCTCATCTATAATAATAACTTTATGTTTAGAATCTGCTGTTAGTGAAACTGTTGATGCAAAGTTTTTTGCCTGATTCCTTACAGTATCAAGAAAACGACCTTCATCAGAACCATTAATTACATAGTAATCTGCACCTAATTCATTGCAGAGTGCTTTTGCAATCGTAGTTTTGCCAATACCAGGAGGTCCAGCAAGAAGAAGATTTGGAATCTCGCCCTTACTGACAAAATCATTAAATGTTTTCTTTGTATCATCTGGAAGAATACAATCATCAATAGTTTGAGGTCTGTATTTTTCTACGAACAAAAATGAATTGTTATCGCCCATAATCAAAATAAAAAATTCAAAGGTAATAATAGTTTGCGAATGATTTACTCCTCATTCTCCAACTTACAGTATCTTTATGGATACCTAATATTGTAGCACATTCCTTTACCGATTCATAAATTACCCCATCAACATAACATTTTTTGCCCATAGATTTTGAAAGATTTTTTTTGTGCTCTTCGGTAAAAGGAACTCCTTTTCTTGGATGAGAATTTTTAGACCAATATTCTTTTTGGGACTTACGCATTTTATCAATAGAATCTTTTGTATGCTTCGTTCCCCACAAAGAATTTAAAGAAGGATTTAACCATTCACAGTATTGTTGTTCTACTGATTTAATGTCTTCATCTTCGTAAATCCATTTAACAACTTCAATAGTAAAATTATGATATCCATATTTTAAGAAATTGTTATACAGTTTAGGACAATCCATCTTATTAGAAGCACACATAGTTATATGTTTAGCAAATCTAAGCATATAATTTTTTTCAGTAGAACCTATGTAATTTTCTCCCGTTATTTTGTTTCTTATTTGGTAAATACAACTCATTTATTAAACCTCGTAGTATAATACTATTTAGTAAATGAGTTATCAAGAACCTCAATGTGAGACAAAAACTGTGATGGAGTATTCCACCACATCATCTGGGTGTCTTCCCAGTTATCAAAAATTACAAAATCACCATGAGCATCAACCAACTTATATCGGTGGCGAATGTATGGTTCTTTGGATGTCTCAGTAAAATACCGAGAGTCCTTCTTATCAATTAGTTTCATACCCATTCTGGTTTACGTTGGGGCATACGAAGATAGTTGTCCTTCACCCAAGGTTTGGATGCGATGTACATCTTGTATGCGTCAAAGGTGGAAATACTAGTATCAAACTTGTATTCCTCAGTCATTGCCCGTGCGAAAGGAGTTACTTCATCCAACTTACCCTTAGGGAAAAGATAGTATGCATGAGTCAATGTCCCCTCACAGGAGTGGATCTTATTATAGCGCAAACTGTACTCTTGGCACAAGTTCAATCCCCATTTGATAAGCCAATAGGCATTGTCCACCGTTTCCGCCGCCCATTTGGTACATGGGTGGTTACGGAAGGCACCCTTCTCTGTCTTGTAGGCAGTGCCGTCTTGCTTGGGAAGAACCCCATAATCATGATACCAGGGAGAAGCAATAATGCTAAGCATCTGGCAGCACTCAAGCGGCATCTTGACAATATGTTTGTCAGGAAGACAGATGGCACTTTCAGCAGGGAATGGATTTGTGACAAAGATGTTCATC